ATGACGCTTCCATTTACTACGATGGAACTAACATGCACATCAAACCACAGGAGGTGGGGACAGGCGACCTGATTCTTACCGGCAGCCTGAGGATTGATGAGCCTACAAACGGCGACCATATTAAATTTTACAATACAAGCAATGGGGCTGTTGAGTGGATTTGGTATTTGAATAACGAAGATTTGATGTTTTATGACACGACCCTTCGGTTTGAGTTCCAGAAGGGTGGGCATCTACACTTTTTAACAGACAATGGGAAAGCATTTTTTGGGGCTGGAAGTGATGCCAGTATCTACTACGATGGCACCGACATGAGTTTTAACAGCCAGGAAGTAGGAAGCGGAAAGTTTAAGTTTCTAAACGGGATATTAAATGTAGAAGTAAACGACCAAGCACCAACAAGTTCAGCTATTTTTGATTCAGCCGATATACAGGTAGAGGACACCACTGTTAGTCGTGTTTATATTTTGGGGGGAACGCAATCAGACCTATTCTTTGATGATGCGGGAGCAGCGGCCAATTCTCAGATGATACAGCTTTTAAACAATGACGGCGTGTTTTCTTTAGTTTCCTACAACGATAACTCCACAATAAACACAACCATTTTTGAAACACTCCATGCTGGCGGAGAGTTTAGGTTGCCAAATGATAGCCAGAAGCTACTGCTTGGAGCAGGGCAAGACGCCTCCATTTATTACACTGGCTCTCATCTCACGATAGACACCGCAGAGGTCGGCTCCGGCAGTCTAATTGTGCCTAGTGGCAAATTCCAGATTGACTCAGATGGCGATACAAGAGTGAGTGGAGCTACCGGTTCAGCAGGACTTCATGTGGGTCCAGTTGATAGTGTTAATAAGGTGGTAGCCTCTTTTTATGGTGCTGCAAGTGCTAACGAAGATTTAGCACGATTTGGTGCGGGAGTGGATACTTACCTTACTATTGATAATAATGGTTATCTTCAATTACCAAATGGTGATATAAACAACCCCTCTTTGACCTTCGGAAATGATACTGATATGGGTTTTTATATGGTAGGAGCTGGTAATATTGCACTTCTTACAAGTGCAAGTAATAAAGCAATGGACTGGACTTATAACACTGTAACTTTCGCAGCTAACAATATGCAAATGGATTACAGGGTTTCCACAGCTAACCACGACACAATTTCTGACTACATCCAAGATGGCCGCAAGCCTCTCATCCAATTTCAGAACGACAGTATTGCCAATGCCAACATCAAGCTCAAAACCTATCCAGTAAAACTAGATACAGATAGTCAAAAGCTCTTTTTTGGTGCTGGTGATGATTGTAGCTTTACCTATGACGGGACTGATCTTCTTATAGATAGCGGTGAAGTGGGAACTGGCAGTGTTAAATTCACAGACGGAACTAACATTGTTGAAATAGAAGATGACGGAGATGTGAACTTTGTTGCGGGCGCCGGTTTGCAGTTCGCAGAAATTTACTACAGCGGTGCTGGGTTCGATACCGCCCTTGCCGCCCAGGACACCGACTACCAGGTACTCGGATTTGACACAGACGGAGCGTCTAACGGAAGCGCAACCCCGGACCACACCAATGACCACATCACCGTTGGAAAAGCGGGTATGTATCTGGTTAGCTACACCGTCAGTTGCCGGTCGGCTCAAGCTAACGGCTATGAGTTTAAGATCAAATACAACAATGGGGCAACGGATGTCACTCAATCCCACTTTCACAGAGACACCTCCACAGCAGGTAGACTTGGTGTAGGGGCGGCAACGTGCATTGTCGACCTCCCCGCTTCGGCTACAGTTGAGGTGTGGGTGAGCAGATCAGACGGCGCAGCCGTATCAAAAACAATTTCCATCGAACACATCACTTTGAACGTGGTGCAAATCGGGGGAACCTAAGGAGACAGCATGGCAAATATCACATTCACAATACCAGATGCAAAACTACAAAGGGTGATGGACGCCATGAAGGGCCTCTATCCCATTCCACAAGTCAACAATGGGACGGAGGCAAACCCGGATTGGCAAAACGAATTTTCAGACAACGCATGGGCCAAGGAATCTGTTCGCAGATTCATCAGAGGCACTGTTGCGAGATACGAACAGAAGGTGGCCAAAGACGCCATCGCATACGACCCAGACGACGGGATTGCCAGTTAACATAGGTTAACAACGCACGTCAAGGTTAACATAGGTTAACCAACAAGGAGAAACAAAAATGGAAAATATTATTGCAAAGATTACAGAACTGTTACCGATCATATCATCGGTGATAGGGACATTCGCAGTAGTCGCCACATTCACCCCTAACACGGTGGATAACAAGATTGCCCAGTTCCTCATGGACCTGGTGAATTTCTTAGGCGGTAATGTTGGCAAAGCATCAAACAAATAAACTAGAGACTGGGGAGAATATATGACCGAAGAAAAGAAAAAAATAGACGAAGTGATACTGCCGGAGAAAGCCAAGGAAGTCTTGCTTGCTGAGAGGCAGAAGCGCGAGAGCGCTTGTCAGAACGATCTGAAGGCTTTGCTTGAGAAGCACAAGTGCGTCATTGAAATTGGGATGCTCGTGACGCCACAAGGCAACCGCCCGCAGATCGCTATCACTGCACAATAAGACACAAATTCAAGGAGACACACCATGCCATTCGACGAACTAGACAACATCATGGACAGCATGAGACCGGCGGGACCGCCCCTCATCCCCTTGCCCTTCACGACACCCGGAGCCGTACCAGGACAACTGGTATCGGGGAAGGTGCAGTTTAAGGTGAGGCAGATCCATGAAGGTGGGATGGCTGTGGAGTTAGTGACTTTCTCCCAAGACGGGGGAGAGGACAACCAATCGGGGGAAGACCTTAAAGTTATACCAAGTCCTTCCTAACGTGGACCGGCCCTAGAGACCCCCACAAGGAGAAACTATGGAAGAAAATCAACAACCGACACAGCCTGAATCGGCTCCTACGCCCTCAGATGCGTCGTCACAGACACCACCACCACAAGATAATCAAAGCGACACTGGATCGGCAGCGCAACAGCCCCCAGCCACCACGACCTCCACCGATGAAAAGTGGGTGTTCGATGGTAACTTTGACAAGCTAAAAGAGAGTCATCCAGAGATGATGAGGTACGCAACGGGCATTCGACGTTACGCCACTTCAAAAGATCAAGAGCACGCTGACAAGATAAAGCAAGCGGACGAGTACCAGAGAGTACAAAGCACCGATGCTTGGAAACAGTTTGTTCAAACGTACACACAGAGACCGCAACCACAGCAACCTCAGCAAGAGGAAGCCTACGTTGATCCAGATACCCAAAAGTATGTGGAGGAGAAAGAGTCTGTCTACAAACAGCAGATGGAAGCTCTTAACGGTAAGGTTGAAAGACTTACCAGAGAGAACGAAATTGCCCTGTTCGCCGACGCTCATCCCCAGTTCTGGGAGTATGACCAAAAAGGATTGATTCGACCCTATCTTCGTGAAGGGATGTCTTTAGCTCGCGCATTCGAAAAGGCTGAGACCGTAGTGCAATCGATACGAAACGACAGTGTGAAGCAACAGCAAGAAGTTATTGCAAAGAAACAGAATGCTTCGGCTTCGATCAACAGCAACGCTGTTGTCAACGAATCTGACATTGTGTGGGTGGATCACCCGAACGAAGTATTGGACGCCGCTACTGAACTGGCCTTTAGGGGAGAAAAAAATAAACAAGTACGGGTTAGGAAGAAATAGAAATATTTCTCCTTTCCCCTAAAGGAGAAAAATTATGGCTGATACAGTATTTACATACGGACCAGCTAACGTAACCTCACTTCTTACCACCACCAATTCCGCTCGTCATGGGAATATTAAAGATGGTGTTTTCAGTGAGATCCCTACGTTAAACTGGCTCATGAGCAAAGGCAAACTGTCGATGAAAGGCGGGGCTTCAATCCTCACCCACATCCGCAACGCTGCCAACAGCACCGCAAAAGACTACTCTGGGTTCGATATCTTGGACACCACGCCTTTAGTTCACTAATCTTGGGGCGTGTAAAACGGCACTATATGCTGGAACATCTTAAAGTCATTTTTACTACTAGGTGAAAATAAAATGAATGGAACAATAGACAATCAGCAGGTAACTCAAACAGAAGCAGCTTGGCTGGCGGGAATATGGGACGGAGAAGGATCTTTCGGAACATGCTACGCCAACAAAAACACATCGAAAAACTTCGGAATACGGATCAGCGTCGTCAACTCAGACGCCACTATCCTAAAGAAGATAACAGATATCCTGGACAAAGCAGACATTGGCTACCACGTTCAGGAGAAGGGTTACGGAGCATTTCCGGGGAGTCACAAACAGGTGTGGGCAATTCGCATAGGCAAGTACAAACAAGGGGCTATGGCCTTAGACTTGATGATGCCTTACTTAAGCGGAAAGTTATCCCGAGCGCAACTTCTAAAAAAATTCATTAATTCCAGACTTTCTCGAATACAGAAAGTATCACGGAATAGCGACTGTCCTTACTCAAAAGAGGAACTAGAATTACTCGCTAACATCTGTGATTTAAACGGAAATCAAAGAGGAACCTCAGAGACTATACGTGCTGAGATCGCAAATCGCGGTCTATGATATAGTCCACCCGCTATTGAAAGATAGTGGATAATCGCAAGATGAACTCACAACCTCCCAGGCTACCTGGAAGCAGTACGCTGCTTCTATTGCTGTCTCGGGTCGTGAAGAGCGCATTCAGAACACCGGGAAATCCGCTGTCCTCGACTTAGTTAAATCTAAGCTCGATGGCGCAGATCGCTCGCTTCGGGATGCCGTCGCACTGGACTTGTTTGCGTCCTCGCAGACGACCAACAAAGTGCGGACACTGGTGACCCTGATTGATGCCACAAGCACCATTCAGGACATCAATTCCACAACCTATTCCTTCTGGCAGGCAGATGTGAATGCGTCCGGCAGCTTTGCTGCTCAGGGCCGTTCCGACATGCTTACCCTTTGGAATGCTTTGGCCATCATCCCTGGTAAACCGAGCGACCTGCTCGTCACCACGGCCACTGTCCACGGCTACTATGAAGGTTCTCTCGTTGCCCAGCAACGGTACACCTCCATGGGTGCAGGAAATTCAGCGTTCTCGAACCTGATGTTTAAGACGGCTCCCGTTATCTTTGATAACGATTGTACGTCCGGCGTCATGTACTTCTTGAACTCTGATATCTTGGAATTGGCTGTCAGTTCTGACACCAACTTTGTTTTGTCCGAATGGGTAAAGCCTTCTGACCAAGACGCTAAAGTTGCTCAGATTCTGGTGGGCCTTGAACTCATCACCACAAACCGGCGCAAGCTCGGAAAGCTTACAGGAATCACCGCTTAAGGAGGTAGAGGCATGGCTTCACTTAGAGACGCAGACATTACCACGAATGACGGCGGAGGCGGGATTATTAAAACAATCAAGCTGGCCACGGCTGTTACAGGTGACACAATCACCTATAAAGAGAACGTGCGTAGTTGGATTGGGGTCAACGAAACCACAGCAGATGCACTCAATGTCACATATGGGTCAAATCTGTTCACGGTTACGGTTGCCAACACACCCGACATCGCCATTCATGTCATCAGTTAGACAAGAGACAAACTAGAGAAAAAACGGAAGTTTGGGGAGTGCTTCGTCAGTCAATCAACGCCAGCCTCACGGTTGGGTCAGTGAAAGAACTACGGAGGAAACACAATGTTACTACAACAACTAAATCGGACGGATGCTGAGAAGGTTTTCATCATCTGCCGGAATACATCGGGAGCGACGGTTGCAGCCAACCTTCCCTTGTATTTTGAAACAGATGCCGTCACAGACGGTAATGCGGTCAGTGAGATGGTTACCCTTGGTAACTTTCTTTTGGCTGGAATCAACGACGCTTCCATAGCGGACGATGCCTACGGCCTCGTTCAATGCTACGGATACCGGGAAAGCGCAGTGGTGAGTGCTATTGTCAGCACCTATTCCATTGTTCCAGGCACCCCCCTTGTGGGCGTTGCCGGAGCAGCGTACCTGGGTTATGGGTCGTTCCTTTCCACCCCTGTGATGACCGATTATGACAATCAGGTCTTCAGCATGGAAACAATTGCGTCAGCGGCTGGCAAATCTGCCACCGCCAATGCGGAAGTTTTCATCAAGGCAATGTAAACAAACTTGAGGCCTCTGGGTCGGCCCTCCTCACTGGGGGGTCGACCTACGCCTCTAGATTTAGGGGGAGAAAATATGAGACTGCTCTTTGCAGACTCGAGAGGTGGTTTCGCAACCACCAAGAAAGATGAGCGGGCTTGTGGCGGTATCTTAACAAGTTTGACAACTATCCCGCGTCACCTGGCCAGCAAGGGACACGATGTCACCGTCAAGAGTTCCTACGACAAAGACGTAACATTAGACGGGGTGAGGTACGTTCCTGTGGGTGACAAAAGCACACTCCCGAAGTGGGATGTCATTGTCATCAACAGAAACGGTATCAACAATCCCTTGGTGCAGTATTCACACAGCATAGGGGCCAAGGTGGTTTGGTGGTTGCACGACATCGTGGACTTCCGCTACCTGCAAGATAGTGCCTACCAGCATGTGGATAAGGTCATGGCGCTGTCTGAGTATTGCAAGGAATCGTTCTCACAATTTTACGACATACCAGAAGAGAAGTTTTGGGTGGTGCCAAACGGCGTGGACAAGGCCGTCTTTTATCCAGGAGAGTACAATGGGCGAAAAAAGCACAAACTTATTATGGCGTCTGCTCTTATCAAAGGTTTTACGCCTGTTTTTGACACCTGGAAAAACGCAAAAAGGCAATTTCCTGAAGCGTCTCTTACGATCTATGGAAGTCAGCGACTTCATGGACTTGACAACAGTCCTGTCCAAGAAGCCTTCCTCAAAGAAATGCAAGAAGAAGGGGCAGCGGTTCAACTTCCGATTCCTCAAAAGATTTTAGCGGACAAGTTACGAGAGTCTTGGATTCTGTTGATGCCGAACTCGTACCCGGAGATTTGCTCCAACCTACTGTTACAGGCAAGAGCGTGTGGGTTGCCGGTGGTCACTTCCCGTATTGGGAGCGCCTCGGAGTTTATTGTGCAAGATCAGACGGGAGTGCTGACACCTTACGCACCACATGACCTGTCACTGTGGATAAAGAAATACGTTGAATCAGTGGTGAGGTTGATGAAAGACGAGGACCGGCATCGACAGATTTCAGAGGAAGCACCAAAAGGGATAAGAACATGGGGGGAAATAGGGGATGAGTGGAATAGTTGTCTTCAGACGTTGGCTTAAGAAAATAGCTTTTGCGTGGCGGTGCTACAACAATCCGCCATCTATACCATCGGACACATACCAGAAGTATCCGTCGTCGCATAAATTCGGTGGGAAGAAAGTGTTGAACGTGGGCTGTGGAAACTCGGTGTACAGACACCCCAACGTCATCAACCTGGATGCTTATGGGGGTTCGGGCGTGAACCTGGTGCACGATCTAAACAAGCCGCTTCCTTTTGAAGACAGCTCGTTTGATTACATCATAGCCAACCACATCCTTGAGCACATTGATAACTGGTGGGATTGTTTTAAGGAACTGGCGCGGGTTGTTAAAGTGGGTGGGATTATTGAGGTGTGGGTGCCGGGAGACGGGGGATCGTCTCAGCTCGGTTATCGGGACCACCGCCACATTATCAATCAGTGCTCTTTTGTTGGCCTACGGGGGACGCACAGAAACCAGGCGAACGCTTGGGAAAAACAAGACGCGGCGAACAACGGGTTTGTCCGTGACCTCATTGTCGAGGGTTCTGTGAGGACACGGGCCATAGATTTCTGGTGGACACAGTTTGTTCCAGACGTATGGCTGCTTTGGGCGACCGAGCATTTAAGAAACGTAATAGCAGAGGTGGGGTGGTTTTTCAAGAAGCTGCCCCAGCTAAAAGAGGGGGAGACATGGAAATAAGATTTTACCGGTGTATTAGTTGCGGAAGGGCAGAGGAATTGAACAGGCTGTTGGCAAGGCACCATTGCCGCTGTGGGACCGCCAAGGTCCGGCCAACGGTTTTGGGGGTACCAGAGCTCGTTTTGTTCATTCTAATGCATCCTAGCTACCTTTACAGGGCTTTAACGGGGGGTAGGCTGTATGCTGACGATCCTCTGTCCGATTAGCGAAACTGTCCCACCTGCGGTATTCCAGGCTACGATGGCGATGGTGAACTACACCGCCCAGAAGGGGGTGAAGATAGATTATGTGGGGATTACGGAGAGGACCCTCGTAGACACAGCCAGAAACACACTGGCTAGGGAGTTTTTAAAGACACCTAGCGACTGGGCTTTCTGGATGGACGCCGACATGATACTGCCGAAGGAGACCATCGTACGGCTCCTTGAGGTGGCAGAAGAGAAGAAGGCTAAGATGGTGACGGGCGTGTACTACCAACGGGGTAACAAACACTGGCCCGTCCTATGGACCCGGACGCCGGAACTGGAAAATGGACAAAAACCAAAAGTCATCAACCAGAAGGAATATGACCAGAACTACCATGTTGGTATGTTCACAGTGCCTGGGCCAGAGGCCAGGGAGCCGTTCAAGGTGCATTCGGCGGGATTCGGGTGTGCTCTGGTGCACAGGAATGTGCTCGAATCGACAGACGATCCGTGGTTTAGATTTATATACAAGCAGTGTTCTGAAGACTTCTATTTTTTCGTAAATGCGGGGAAGAAGGGATACGAACTTTGGGCCGACCCCTCCCTACGCCTGGGGCATATTGCTTCAGCGCCAGCTATTTACCGGGAAGACTGTTACAAAAAGATGGAGGAGTTGGAAACAAATATCCAACCAATCAAATGAACGTCCATTTCCCCGGTACGATACGAGACAGGTCGGGTTTTAACAACAGATTAAATGGCATCTTGGCCTTGTGGCGATACTGTGACATGGCGGCGGAAGACGGGATAGACGCCACTTTCTCAATCACATGGCCCATAACAAATTTGGTTCCAGGCAAGTACACAGATATCCTTTTAAACCCCATGAAGGTGCGGGAAGCACCCTCCAAGTACATGGTGGGATGGTCACTTTGGGTACCGGGGGACAACATGGCCATTATGGATTATTCCATTATCCAGAAGACACCGAAACTGGTGGCCCACAAGGATTATGAGAACATACCAAAGAACATGATAGAGGCGTTTCTCCCCTACTACGATAGGGTGCAGCTGCATCCGGCGGTTGTTACGAAGTGCCGAGAAACAAAGCTTTTGCCAGGAACGGTGGGGGTACACTGCCGGGAGTCAAAGGACTGGGCACAGGCGGGGCGGTCACTAAGGGGAATAGGGCTGTACTGCAACGAGATTGACAAGCTTGACAAAGAAACACCGCTTTTCATATCGACACACCTCCCGGAGCATGCGGAGCAATTTAAGAGGCGGTTTGGATCTCGGGTAACGGTCCAGGTGGATAAGGACTACAGCAGCCAGACACCCAACCAGCTTCAAAACTCGGTTGTTGACTTGATGGTACTGTCGAAGTGTGACCGCCTCATCGGAGACCACGCATCGTCCTTCCTAGCAGGAGCCTGGTGGTTTGGTGGGTGCAAAGCCCAGGTCACACGGATTAAGAGGACTATGTGATTGAATTTGCCGGGTGCTCATTTGGTGACGAAGAGCGGCGTGCGGTAAACGAGGTGATGGACGGGACGTGGCTGGCATCGGGGGAGCAGAACAGGCTGTTTGAAGAGGAGTTTGCTTCTCGTATGGGCGCCGGTTACGGAGTGTGTGTCAACAGTGGGAGTTCTGCCAACCTCCTGGCACTAGCCGCCTTGGATTTACCGAAAGGGTCAAAGGTACTGACATCGGGCTGTGGGTTTCCGGCGACGCTGGCCCCCATCTTACACTGCGGGTTAGATCCGATTTTGGTGGACTACGACCTCGACACCCACAACATAGACCTGAACCAGGTGGAAGAGAAAATAGGGGGCGCACAGGCCCTTATCTTCGCTCACACAATGGGAAACCCCGTGGATTTGCGGAGGGTCATGCAAGTGGCCGACAAGAACAATGTTCCCGTTATTGAAGATTGCTGTGAAGCGGTGGGGTCTGTCTTCTTCATTCCTAACGATCACGATTACCGGGGCGGCATTAACTACAGGTCAGTGGGGAGTTTTGGGGCGATGGGCACCTACAGTTTTTATCCGTCCCATCAGATGACGGCTTTGGGAACGGGGGGCATGGTTGTGACATCCGACAGGGCGTTAGCCTTAAGGCTTCGTTCTCTCAGGGATTGGGGGAAGGTGAGTGACTGGGACTCTTACCTGGGTGACCAAAAGACGCGGTACGACTTTAACGGGTACTTCAAGCAGTACACCTATGAGACGGTGGGTTACAACATGAAGCTATCTGAGGCAGCCGCAGCCTTCGGGCGTGTACAGGTGGGGAGGTTAGCAGACTTTTCCGCTTCCAGGCGCCACAACCACTATGTCCTCAAGAAACTGCTCGAACCCTTAAGTAACACTTTCATCTCCGTGCGGGAAGAGGACGACAGCATTCCCAGTTGGTTCGGCTACTCGCTCACCCTAAGAACAGACCAACTGAGCAGAGACAGTCTATCAAACCACCTTGAAGAAAAGGGCATACGGACAAGACCGTTTTTTGCCGGCAACATAACGAGGCACAAGCCCTTCGAGCGGTGGGCGTGTCACCTCCCTGTTGCAGACAAGCTGATGAAAGACTCCTTATTCGTGGGGGTTTGGCAGGGGATAACACAAGAAAACTTAGAGTACATGGCCGATACGATAACGGCTTATGTCAACAACAAAGGGGAAATAAAATGACACAACCAGAGATACTACCAGAAGTAAAACTGAAACTGACGAGGGGAGGGGCTGGGGACCAAGTAATCATCCTTGAGAACATCCCCAAGAAGTTCTTCTACACAACAACCCGAAACCAGGTGCCTAGAAAGAACCGGGACGGGGAGCTGATGGGAGAGACCATGCCGGGAACAGAGATGATTGAAGTATTAAAAGAGAGACTTGAAGAATCTCATGACGGGAGAGGGTTTATCCAGATGGAGATCCGCAACCCGGACATGACGGTGTTGTACAAGTCTTTAATGAACTATGTAGAGCGGACACTTCCCAGGGGGGAGATTATTCCAAAGCCCGTTCCATTTAGCTCAATGCCCGGTCACCCTATGGCCAACCCCATAGATGACACACAGATTCCTCGGGTGACGCTACCGGTCTCACCTCCCCCTTCCGTCCAAAAGACGGTTGAGGCCGGTACACCCGAGTCTTTACCGCCAGTGAGAGAGAAGAAGAAGCTCAGTGCATCGCACCTAGAGAAACTTGCCGCTGGCCGTGCTAAGGCGAGAGAAGCAAAGATTAAAAAATAATACATCTCCCCGTCGGGTGGTACAACTCCACCCGGCGGTGAGTGTCAGGAGATTTTATGACCTACAGGGATTTACAGAAACGCATAGCTGAGTTGCTAGGCCTTCCAGACGACGACACAGAATTTCTCACAAAGATTAAGTCTTGGATCAACGAATCGTACAAAGCCATTGCCAGCATGGAATCGTGGCCGTGGCTTATTACCAACGGCGCTATTCAAACTGTTGAAGAGATAACGACCGGCACGGTGTCTGCGACAGAAGATTCCACCGCCATCACATTTAGTTCCGCCCCCACCCCATCTGTAGCAAACTGGCGCATCCAATTTGGCAGCTCAGATGACTGGTACACCATCTCTACCCATACGGCGGCAGCAGCAGGAGCCGTCCTCGCCAACGCCTTCCTAGAAACCACCAACGCCACCGATACCTACACCCTTAGAAAGGTGTACTACCAGCTTTTTTCAGACTTCGACAAGATGATAAGTGCCAGGCAATCCATCACACGGGTTAAGCTCGAGCCAGTCGATCTTCGTCTGTTTGATGCAAACATCCCCGACCCACGCAACACCGGGTCTCCGAGCGCCTACATGATTGTGGGGCACGACTCAAGCCAGCAGTACCAGATGGCCCTCCACCCGGTCCCAGACGATGAGATGAACATTGACATCCGCTACTACAAGAAGATAGCGACAGACTTGTCCAGCGACACCGACGTCCCTCTCATCCCAGACCAGTACCGCCCAATCATTGTCTTTGATGTCATCTCTCGGTACGGCTACCTTTTCTTAGATGACACGCGCATTTCCCAGGCCAAGAGCCTGCGGGATCAGTTCATGAATGACATGAAATCCAGTGCTAATCCTGCCCCCGACCTGGTGGTGAAGAAGCTCCCCTGGGATGTGGCACAGCGGTTCACACCCATCACCAATCGGCTACCGTTCAACTTTCCAATAGAGGAGTAACACATGGGCCTTCGTAACTCAACAGAGATAGCATTCGACAACTTCTCGGGGGGCAGAGCTTCTGCAAAGAACAAGACGTCCTTAGAGCAGAATGAAGCCCTCTCCCTAGACAACATTGTCATCAAGCCGCAGGGCATGGGGTTTCGCAGCATGAACGGAAACACCGAGTTTAATGGCACAGTGATGGTGGACGCCACAACGGTGGTGGCCGGTCTTTCCTACTACAGTAACACTGGTGGAAACACTTTCCTCTGCGCCGTGGCAGGGACAAAACTTTTTAAATCTGACAGCTTAGATGGGACCATGGATGACGTCACGGGCGCTCTCACAATTACATCCGGCCAGAACAACCTTTGGCAGATGTTTACCTACGACGACGTTCTCATTGGCGTGGGTGGGGCCCCAGATGCCCCCTTTAAATTTACAGGAACAGGGAACGGCGCTGTCCTCGGGGGAAGCCCTCCTTCTGGATCATTCGGGTTTGCCTACAACAACAGGGTGTTCATTGGGGGTACGTCCGCCAACCCTTCCCGTATTAACTGGACTATTCTGAAAGACTCAGAAGATTGGAGTGGCACCGGATCAGGTAATGCTGACGTGGCCCTCAATGACGGAGACTCCCTCGTGGGAGCCGGACAGCTCAACGACACCAATGTCCTGCTTTTCAAGAAGAACAGTGTGCACCGGATGGTGGGGAAGACAAGCCCCTTTAGTTTCTTCCAGGCTTTTCAAGGCGTGGGAGCGGCGGGGAAGAACGCCATTGTCGTGGTGGACGGCCTGTGTTATTTCGTTACACCCCAGGGCCGGATGGTCATCACAGATGGCAACAGTATCATCGACAGCAGACTCATGCCCCGGCTGAACAACATCGATGATGTGTGGGACGGGTTAAACCAGTCACGCCTCGCCTACATCCAGGGCATTCGTTACAAGAAGAAAGAGCTTGATTGGATTATCTGGACGGCCACCAACGGATCTGGGACTACCAATGATGTGGCAATCATCTGGGACTTGTTAAATAAGTGTTGGATAACGGCCTCGAAGGGATTCGAAGGGAACACCTTGGCTATCAACCCTTTTTTAAACAACCTCTACATGGGTGGGTATGTCGGAAAGATTTACACAATGGACGTAAGTGGTACAAACACAAATGCCTCAAACGCTAGTGCCAAGATTTCGTGGAAGTGGCAGTCTGGATGGCTCACACAGAACAGTCTGGACAAAGTGATAAAGCTTCACAGAGTGAACGGGGCCTTCACAGCCAAGACGGTGGGTAACATCACCATCTCTTACGGCTACGATTTCTCTCCTAACGAGAGAGCTAAAACTTTCAGTATGCAGGGGCCAGGAGGTCTCTGGGATGCGGGGTTGTGGGACGTGATGAATTGGGGCGGTCTTTCAGATGTAATACGGAATGCAAGTATCTTGGGGAGGGGGAATGTATTCAATTACCAGGTGAGTGGCGATGATCAGGTGGATTACAATATGTCCACGATAGTGGGAACACAAAGCAGTCAGAAACATTTTGAAGCAGGATAAGGAGAACACACAATGGCAGATTTAAGCGTTACAAATTCATTCAGCCCCAACACAGTGGCGGCATCCGGTGAGGTAAACACAAACTTCACCGATGTAGAAACATGGCTCAATAACAGAAATGCAGGGACAGACACATGGGGGTATGTGAAAGTAGCTGCCACTGTGGCAAACCCGGTAGACATCACCAGCACCGCCGCCACCACGGAAGTGAGTATCAGCAACTCCGCTACAGACGGGGACCCGGTTCTCTCGTTTGAGCTGAGTGGGACATCCAAGTTTACTCTGGGAGTGGATGATGGAGACTCCGATACATTTAAGATAGGGACAACGGCCATAGGGACCAGCACATCGGTCAAGATAGCGGGGACAGAAGTCACCTTCCCAGGCACCACCATCACCACGGGTATCGCCACATTTAGCAGCGCGATACGTTGCGCTGCGGGGGCAGTGGGGGCTCCCTCCATATCTTTCACTGGGGACACCGATTCGGGGTTCTACTCTTCTTCGGGACATCTTTTTATAACCTCAAGCGGAGCCAACGCAGTGCAGTTCGCTTCTGGTGGATCAATAACTTTCATGTATAACGGAACGGCTGCTCTAGCAGTAGCATCAGCAACTGAAGTTAGAGCAGGGTCCGACAATACCACGACATGCGGCACGGCGGCGGTTCGTTGGAGCGACATGAGAAGTGTGCTCATCAACGGGTCGGACTACGGTTTTGCTAACGGCTGGATTTTAAGAGAGTACCCGGCAACATTTGATGATGCACAGACGAAGAGTGATGCTTGGATGGAAGAGAATGCAAACCAGGGTATTCAAGTGATCAACGAGATAGGGGAAACTGTGATGGTGTTCGGGAGAGATGGGACGTTGTATGCAAAGCAGGTCAAGCCACTAACAGACTTGGTAGACCTCCCCGCCTTGGAAGTTAAAGAGAAGAAACGGAAGAAAGACCGGAAAGACGGAAACTAAGGACTTTGTATGCGCTTCTCTCTGGTCAAGGGGTCGTTGCCTGATACGTTGAAGGAAGGCTCCATCATCGACGCCATCTCCACGAACTACGACGAGATGGATCAGATAGAGGGAGTGAACAAGAGAGGGTTTATCTGCCAGACATTGCAGATGATAGCCAACGCCACCTTCCTCAAGAAAGACGGGGACTTCTGGTTGGCAGAGAATGATGATGGGAAGTGTGGAGGGTATCTCCTAGCTCGGTTTGTAATGGACATAGACAATTCGCTCTGCTACTGGGTGAGTCAGGCTTATGTTTCAAAAGAACACCGGGGGAAAAAGACACTGGATGGATTCAAAACAGTACGAGAACATGCGAAGAAGAATTTTGCGAAGCACATAGTAGCGGTGTCAGGACGACACAACACAGAAGCATACTGTAGGCTCTTAGGTAAAGGGTATCACAAGTATGCCACTTTACTGAAAGAGGACTTATAAGGAGAACAACATGGCAAATTTAGACCTAGGGAGAAATAGACCGGCACTCCCTCCAACAAAGAGGGGGCGGTTCGGGCGGGACATCCCCGTGGCGCCACCTACACAGGCACCCGCGGACCCCATTTTAGAGCTGAAGTCCCCGGTCACAGCACCTGACCGTGTTGTGGATCTGGAGTCGTTCAATCAACTTCTGGCGTCCAACCCCACCCCAGAGAGACGGACAGATGCTCTTATTGAACTACGGGCTGCAATGGAAGCTGGGGATGTCCGTGTGAAAGACTACCTGGACGCTGGGAAGCGGGTGGGGAAACTCTTAGGAAAAGATTTTGCCAACCTACCAAACAGTCCCCGTGGTTCTGCTCTCGCTAGACAGTTCCAAGGGGGAACGGGCTTCCTGTTTCAGGGGAATGCTCACCTGGGGAACGTGGAGCTTCAGACAGAAGAGTTTGGGGCAGACTTCCAGAAAAGATTTAGAGAAGAGATCCTGCCCCCCGGCCTGACGCCGGAGCAACGGGAAAAGTTCTTGAATGACATCCCGCTGGACATTCCTATTGAATCAGATAGGTTTTCGTCCGAGAGAGAGGGCATCAGACAGAGGCTGCAGCAAGAGGGCGCACAGGAAGTGGCTGTTGAAAAGAGGTCAGAACGACTCACAGACCTGGCTACGCTCCTTGGTCAGCAGGCCGACAGGCAGTTTACCCAGGACATTCCTGGATTGGCTGAGTCGGCCCAGGCTCGTGGGCAGTTGGATTCTTCTGCCTTTGGAGCAGACCTGGCAAGACGGAGATCAGACCTGGCCAACCGGACCACAGAGGCTCTGGCTTTGCAAGGATTATCAGACCGGGACGCAGAAATCCTCGGCCAACTACAAGCAAGCAACACACAACGTGGATTTCAAACAGCAGGGCTTCAGAGGGATTTTGGTCTATCGGATGACGCCTCAAACTTTGCGAGACAGCTCGACATTGCCCGCCTTACAACGCCCCAATTTGGTGGCGGGGGAAAGAGTAGGGGTGAGAAAGCGGCCCAGGGCGTAACCGCAGGGGCAAAATTGATAGGCGCATTCAGAGGCTAAGGAGAAAAACATGGGAGAGATTCCAGATTTCAGACCAAGACAACAGCAGGACATAGGTGCCATTGCTCGCCTTATGCAACAGAAAGCGGTAGCAGAGAACAATGCCGCCAACCAAAAGACACAACAGCAACGTCAATTCTT